ATTCGTTAGATGTAAAGTCTCTTCGGGTGTGACACGCTGACGCTACGTGGTCAGCTTGATACGACACAGGCCAAAATGCGGCTGTTATCTTGTCGCCTTCCATTCTGGTTTTAATGTCAATAAACCAGTGAGAAGTGTTTGACCCACCATGAATAAACAGATGAATGCCTCTGTACCGCATGTCGTAAGCCATCGTTACGGTTTTACTAGACGTATCGATGTTAAGCAGTTCTTCTGGAAGTAGCTCCCTAGATACGCTGGTTGGGGCCGTGCCGCACCCTGGAGGCATGACGTACAATCCATCGCGGCTCATAAACATCATGTACCCACCTGCTGTGAGGCACCATGACTTAGGGCCAAGGACGCCAATCTGGTCGTCTAACCGTCTTGCTGTTCCTCCAAGTGCTGGATCACCCGACATAATCCAAAGAGAAGACGTACACCCAATAACCAAGCAATTATGGTGATAGGGTATCAATGCAATGATTGGTTCGCCAATTTGACCTGCCGATGTGAGGCTACCCACAATGGATCGTTGTGCGTCATCTGCTGAATAATCCCAGTCCTCAGTGTCTCCTTGTCGAGACATTTTAAAGTTCTGGGGGTTACTTGCTTCTACACAGACAAGTCG